GTGATATCACGCTCAGTATATTGTCCACACTGCTCTCCAATAGTAATAAAACATTTGAATGCAGCCAACATCAATTGAGCGGGCATACGCAAATCGTACTTGCTATAATCTCCAGCAAGAATGCGATCTTCTCCGTACTTCTTAATGTGCCGTGCCAACTGGTCCCACTCGGGTCCTTGGGCATTGACTCCAACAGCACATTCTGAAGTGAGAGGCATCATGGACAAAATGCGTGCAATAGGTAAATAATATTTACGGATCAGCAATTGCAACGCAGTGGGTGCTCCCTGAAACACCCTGACCTTGTCCTTAGTCAATTTCGTGGGTTCATCCTTCAAACAAGCTTTGAAAATCGGATAAGCCCTTTCTCCCTTGAGGTAAAGTTCTTCCATTTCATAAGCATGTTTCCAGAATCTCGAATCCAATTCAGCAGGACACTGATGTGTTGGATGATTTTCTGGATCTAACAAAGTTAGATACTGGGACTTAGGTCCAGACAGTGGATATCCAATTGATGTGTTTGGTGGCATCTTGTCCACAAAACGCATACCATCGATTCCACACACAGTTTCCATCTCTGTCAGAGGACGCACCTGAGCTTTCATGTTAGGCAAATCGTTCAAAGCTTTCAATAAAGGACGAAGGTAATCTTTTGCGGCTCGCACCAGCAAAGATCCTTCAATCCCTTGTGAAGGTTTTGTCGAATATTGCAATGAGGCCTGGAATGGCCAACCAACACGAAACTTAGGTGGACCCCACTTCTGGGGACACCCGGTGACGTCCTCCACGTCACTAGAAATGACCGTCTCCTCAACACTCGAATGATAAGTTGCTCGACCAGCGCACTGTCCATAGTACTTGCAATATGCTCCTTTTGGCAAGAAGTTAATTGCACTCTTTGGATGTACGCTCGAACCCTGGAAAAACTGGATGTCATACAATTCCTTAGGTATGGTACCTTCGCTCTTGGATAACACCACCCCAGGCTTCTTCTTGAGCTCCTCTAATGCATTCAAAATCTGTGGTTGAGTCATAAGACCACAACATCCATCTACGTATCCACTTCGTCCTCCCAGGTGGAAACCACCAATAAGAGGGCCTTTGGTTTCAGTAACTAGAGCACCCATACACAAGCCTTCAAACGTGTTGAAAGGTAATGAGTATGTAGCGCCAAAGAAGTTACAAGCCTTAGTTGATACAGGACCAGATTTCATGAATGTTTTAGGAGTACTCCCATTTACCGTCAATGGATCGCCACCTTCCTTCTTGTAAACGAAACGAGCAGGAACTGAGGCAAAACGATCCTCTGGAAAATAGGGTGTCAAATCCTTCCAATCACCACCATTCGGAACCCAGACTACTGACAAGTCGGTACCGGGAACTCGCACACTGTGTCCACGATAGACCCAAGTGGTAAAGTTGCCGCCGATGTCATCTGGATCATGCCGAAAGATACTGACTTTGATATCATCCGATAACCACATATGGTTAGGAACTATGGCTACATTAGAACAAGGAAAGAATGCATTGCACTCATAGACTTTGTCTGAATTGCTCGGACGCAATTCCATGTAAGCCATATTCTTGAAAACCATGCGCTCCAAATCATCAACTACAGTAGTTTTTGATTTCTCAGAACATGGCATTTCTGATACCACAACGCCAGCCCAGGGGTTCACCTCAGCATCGCGTTCTTCAATATCTTTATCACCGTCGGGCGCTAGATTTCCCTGCGGAGTTGGGACAACTCTTAGCGCTTTCCATACTAATGCTACACCATAAACTGCAGCAATAGTAACACACAAACCAGTAATCCACTTGATATGTCTATCTCGATACATCTTGAAG